CGAAGTCTCGTCCGCCACTTCCGCGCTCAGGTGCAGACACGACGCCACGCGGCGCGGGTTGCCATTCTCGTCCTCCATCAGCCACCAGTTGCGCAGTTTGAAGTCCATGTCGGCGTCGAACTCGATTGTGACCGTTGAGCCGTCGTGCAGGCGGAAGTCCACTCGGTGTCGATACATCGTTACGCCTCGCTTTGTGATTGGTGGCACCGGGAAATGGGAGGAAGTGACAACATCACTCATTGGCCTCCTGCAATGACGGTCAGCGTACCCGCGCCCGCAGCGGTCGCGGACAATTGCACGCGATCGAGACCCAGGCAAAACATGATGAACCAGCCGGTAGAACCCGCGCTGAGAACCGTCAAATCCCCCGACGCGCCGATGAGCAAACCGTCGGGCGAAGTAAAGTCTCCACTGGCGCTGAACAGCGTGTTGAAAGTGCCTTGCGTGTTCGGACGTGCGGCAATCTCGAAGGCGGTCAGCGCTTCCGTGACGGGTTGAATCTCGACGTAAAGCACGTTCAGTCCTCTCACATCCAACGTCGTCACGGTCACGTTGCTGGTGGATGTTACGACCGACTCGGATCCGAAATCCCGAAATCCGGCTTTTCCACCTAAATCGGCCATTGTGGTGCTCCCAAACAACAACGGGAGCACACTGCTCCCGTCGTGGACACAGGCATTGGAGAGACCGTTACTCCATTACCGGCGGCAACGATCCGGTGCCACCGTCGCCGCCCTCATGTCCAACTTCTTCGCGTGCTTGGCGATTGGCCATGATGCTGCCGTTCTTGGTCTTGATGTCGCCGGCCGGCAGTGAGTAGTGCTTGCCGGCAACCACCGTGTTCTGCATCGGCAGCTCGTGGGCCGCATCACGCGGTCGGAACTTCTCGATGTTGGCGATGTCCTGGGCGTCTTCGGGCGCGTCGATCATGCCGGTAGCGTGAAGGCGCAGCCGCACGTTCTTCCACTCCAGGATCCGCTCGTGGTTGCGCCGCTCCCAAGCACGATGCTTGTCCACCGCACCGGCTGGGGCCTTGCGCATCTCCTCCTGCGTCGGCATCCCGGCGGTGAATTCCTCGCGTAGCTCTTCCTCCCGGCGCACCGCTTGGTCGAGCGCATTGGCCGCGTAGGGTTGCGGCGTGTGGTTGTGCAACTGCTCTTCCAGGTTGCGGGCGTGACGCATGGCGGCGCCGCGATCCTGGATCTGGTTCTGAATGTGCGCCGGCGCGGCGAGCATCTGCTCGATGCCGCGCTTCTCCTCCTGCATCTCTTCGACCTGGTTGGGTCGAAGATAGGGTTCGGTTCGCTCGAAGCGTTCTTCTTGAGACATTGCAACCCTCGCTTAGGAGTCTGCCGTCGGCAGCAGATAGCCGGAGGCGTCGTTGGCGGCCGTGCCATAGTTCTCGAACAGGCGAGCGCCGGTCAGGTCGATCAAGACCTCGCCGGCGGTGTCAGCGTGGCCCGCCAAGTTGTGGGCTACCATCCCGGTGTTCGCTGACGTGTCGTTGTCCACGAGGATGTCGCCGGACGTCTTCCCCGGTGCGTTGACGCGGTTGCCGATGATCTCGCAATTGGTCAAATCCTTGCCGGTCGCGCACAGAACCATCGCGAGCGTGTTCGCGTGCGAGCTGCTGTAGTAGTTGCGATTGAACACAAGCCGGTCGAGATCGGCCTTGATATTCAGGAATGAATTCTGACCCGCGTCGATGGCGGTGCCGACGCAGCCCTCGATGCGCAGCCCGTCGGCGTTGTTGTTGGTTGTGCTGGAGCAATGCACGTAATCGAGAAAGTTCAAGTCGGCGCCTTCCTCGGTGAACTCGCAATCGATGAGAGAGAACCACTTCGCCGTCACGTCGATCGCGTTGGTGATGTCGGCGAAGCTTGCCCGGATCTCGACGTTCTCCAGCCAGCAATTCGCGGCGCTGACCGCGATGGCGGCCGCAGCGCCGGTGTCGAGGATGATAACGGGGCGATCGGTGCCGCGCCCGATCCCGACCACCTTCACGCCCGCCACGTCGAGCGCGAGCCCGCCGTCGGTCTCGATAGTCTCGCTGTGGCCGGGCATGACGATGATGACGTCGCCATTGTTGGCGGTCATTCGGCCGATGGCGTAATCGAGCGTCGCGAACGGCTCGATGGGCGAGTCCCCGTTGTTGGGTTCGTCAGCGGCGTTGTCGTGACCGCTGTCGACAAAGCGGACGTTGCCTGTCGTCAGAATCCGACCCGAGCCGATGAGCGGCACGCCGAAGCTCGAAATGCCGTTGGGGAATGCGGTGATAGGCATGATCAGATCCCCTCACTCTTCGGGTGGGTATGCGCCTTCGGTGCTCCGGCCGAGCGGTTTCTCGGTTGCGTCTTGCCCGGCAGGCTCGCCTTCGGGAACCCGGGCTTCGTCGGCATCTCCGGCGTCGATCGACTGGCGCGAGGCTTCTGATCGCTTGCCGGCTCTGCCCCTTTTCCCGGCTGACGGTGCCTGTCCGGATTGTTCCCCACGAAGCTGTTCGCCATCTGTCTTCTCCAGGTCTACGGTGAGCGCTACCAGCGGAACGCTCTCTTTGACACGCTCCAGAAACTGCACGACGCGGCGATCGACGTGCGAGACGTGCTTCTCGTCACAGACCACCGTGAAGCGATAGTGCAGCTCTTGTCGCACCGCTCACGAGACCTGATTGCCGCGGATCCAGCGCCAGTCGATCGGCACGTTGGCGTAGCGCATGTAGCCGCGCCATTTGGCGATGATCGTGTCGAGATCCTCGGCGAACGCGAACTCGATCGGGATGCGATCGGACCAGTAGAGCATCTGCTGGCGCATCGCGGAATCCATCAGGAACCAGTTGTTCGCGTCGGTCAGGTAGTTCCACTCGATGAGACGATATTGTCCCTCGTGGACGTTGCGATTGTTCTCGGCCGTGTCGACCTTACCCATCGAGCTGACGATCTCGAACGCTTCCTCGTAGAGATCCGGCGGGTGCAGCAGCTCGTCCGGCGCGACCATCATGCGGTTGCCTCGGTCGTCGCGGAACTTGACCATATCAATGCGCGCCGACGCGACGGCGGTTGCGGACAGGGCCGACGTGCCGAGATTGTCGAAGCCCACCGATGTCGACACGCCCGGCGCGGTCGTGGTGTGGCTGTTCGAGCACAGCGCGACGCCTTCCGAGCGCGTGTTGAAGAAGTTGTCGACGCTGAACGCATTGTTGAAGATCCGTGCGCCGTGCTTCTGTCGGGTACGCTGCGCCGCCGTGGCGAGGCCCGCCGGGCGACGATCCATGATGTTGAACTGGTCGTCGTCGAACAGCTTGCGCTCGACCTGGAAGCCGGACGCGAATTCGACGAAGGTCATCGCCGAATCGAAGCCCTGCGACACGTTGTCGTAGGCCACAGATCCCGCGAACTGCGTCCAATCACCGAAGGCGCCGACCTGACTCCACGTCATCTGGTCTCGCCCATTGTGCTGGATGATGTTGAACAGCACCGGCAGCATGTCGGAGAGCTGCGCATACTGCTCGTGGAAGATCCGCTGGAATCGAGGATCGAGCAGATCGCCGAATGCGCCTGAAGTGTGAGGAACGCCCATGGTGATGTCTCCTGCTGTTCCGGTCCCGGGTTACGATTCGCGGTTCAGAATGTGATCCTGGGGCACGAACAGTGCGAACGGCCGGCGATTGCCGCCCAGGAAGTCGTTGACCTCCAAGGCGATGCACTGCAGTTCGGCCGTGTTGGCCGCAACCGCGGCGCTGGCGTCGAACTGCTGGAAGGCGTCGGTCAGCGTGACGGTGTGATTGGCCATCGGGAAGATGGGCGCGTAGCCGAACTCGTCGCCCACCGCGATGTCGTTCTGGAACGCCACGGTCACGGTGGCCGCGCTGGACGACACGCTGGTGATCTTGCGGAACTGCCCCGCGTTCGCGCCCTTCTCGCACCAGACCACCCCTTCGTCGAGGGTCGGCGAAGAGAAGTCGTCTCCGGTGGTCACGACCAATCCGGTCGTCGACCCGCTCGTCACGACGCGGTTCGTCAGATCGGTGTCTTCCGTCGAACCCCACGACATGGGGATTTCGAGAATGATGTCCGGGTTGATGATCACCGACACCAGCGTGGCCGGATCGGAGCCGTCGGCCTGCTGCGCCGTCAGATAGGTGCCGGTATCGAGATTGATGCCCACCATGTCGTTCACGGCGGTCGCCGACGGCATGTTCAGGCCGGCCTCGGCCGAGGCGACCGCGAGCAGGGGAATGCCGATGTCGTCAACATCCGCGCTGATCTGATACTTCTTGACGATGGGTGCGCCGCCGCTGAGCAAACCTGACATTTTCATCGGATCACGTCCTCATGTCTGAACATCTGACAGCGCAAGTTGCGCTGCCCACAGCCGTCGCAATCAGAGATTGCCCACGGACTCGATGGGATGATCCGGCGCGCCACGTAACGGTTCGCCTTCGCGTCCCACCGCCGACAGCATTCAGAGCACAGGAAGATAGCCTTCTTGAGGGCGGCCAGATCCGAGACCCAAGATCCGCGAAGCAGCTTCTTTGGCTTGCCGCGGCTCTTGGCCGCGCGCAACCGATCCAGCGGCGTAGCGGTGGAAGAGCGTTTAAGCAGCCGCACCGCGGCCGGCGCGACGCTTGTCCGCGAACTTCAGCTCTTCCTTCACGGCAGCCCAATCCTTGTACATGCCCTTCTGGATCAGATCGCCGTAGTACGCCCGCTGCGCGGCGGACAACTCCGCCGGGGCGCCGTCCTTGGGCTGCTGCTGACTCGCTGGATAACCGGCGTGTCCGCCCCCTGCATCTTCATGATGCTCATACGAGCCGCTATTGGATTTCAAGCGAGCCCGCAGGTTCTCGACGGGTCCGTAGACCTGCTTCAGCGCGACCAGCTCGGTTGTCTTGCCTTTCGGCTGACCGATACTCACCAAGTAATCATACTCCCGGCGCACCTTGGCGCGATCGTCCGACGCATCGTTCATCAGATCCGGCACCAGCTCCTTGTAGGCGTTGATGTCGCTGACTACGCGCGTCGTCTGCTCGTGCTCCGTGAGCCGGCTCGCGACCGTCTGGTCGATGAGCTGCTCGGTCTCACGCTGGCGCTGCTGTTCCCAGATATCGTCCGCTTGGGCCTGGGTAATACGGCCGTCGTTGACGAACTGGTCGAGCTGAGGCTTGGTGTACCTGGTCGGTTGCTGCTGATTCTGGCTTTGCTGATCCCGGCCTTCAACGCGGCCTCGCAGCTCTGCCAGTTCTTCGCGGAGCGGGCTGACGGCGCTTTGCACCATCTCATTGGCCCGTTCGCGCGGGATCCACGAACCATCTTCAGGGGGGCGAAACCCTTGGCCCGGCTGGCCTTCGCTGCCACCCGAACCCCCATCACCGCCTTCGTTGTTCGGCTTCGGGTCAGTTGCCATTACGCCTTCCGATCATGAGATCGCTGCTTCCCTTAACACCGTTGGGTACGGTGAGACCCCGGGTGCCAGCCGGAGACTGCGGCAGCTACCGGCGAGTCGGGAACGGCTCAGCCGGTAATTTGTGCGGATTTTTGGCCGGGAATCCGGATTTGTCAAGCATCGACAAATTGCTTGAGCCGTTCCCGCGCTTGCTCGGCGTTCTCGATGATCGACTTGGGCAGACTGATCGCCACCTCCCACGCTTCGATGCGCGCGCGGCAGATAAAGAGCTGATTGCGCACGCGCTGGATCTCTGATTCCTCGGTCAAATCAGGATGTTCCAGCGACCTCTTGAGCGTTTCCAAGTGCGTCTTCGTCTGCTCGATCGCGCCCTGGACCATCTGCTGGTAGTGCCGCCAGTGGGGATCGGCCATCAACGCTTCCTGCGAGACCTCGGCCTGTTCGAGAAAGCGCATCGAGCGCTCGATCTGGTCCGTGGTCTGGCGTTTCTCCGCCTCCTGCGCGAGCTTCGTCTTGCTGGCGAGGAATTCGCTTTTGCCGTACATCAGGCCGCGCCGCCGCCGGCGCCCGGCAGCGTCTCGTCGAGCAGCTCCGCGCCGCCGGACACCTGGGGATTCTGCTGCGGATTGGGCGGCGGTTGTTCGGTGGGCCGCCCCGCGCCCTGCTGGCGCCCTTGGCTGCGCTGGGCAAAGGCTTCGGCGTTCTGCGCCCGCGCCGCCAGCGCTTGCTGCTGCTGGGCGTTCTGACTGGCCAGCACCTTGTAGCGCTCGAACGCAACCGCCTGCTGCTCGCTCAGCTCGCCGGTGTCCTCTTTCTCATCGATGAACCGCTGCTCGATCTCCAACAAGCGCTGAAGATGCTCGATCCAGCCCCCGGCCTCCGCCGGCTGCCCGGTCGGATCCACGCCATTGAGGATCATGATGACGGCCTCTTCGGCGAGGATCTGCTGCTCGCCTTGGCCCTGCACCGGCGCATTCAGATAGCGCAACGGATCCTGGCCGAGCGCCCGACCATAGTCCGCCAGCAGGTTGAACACCTTCTCCGGCGTTGCGATCCCGAGCTGAATCGTCAGCGCGTTGACGTAGGTACCGAGTAGTGTTTCGAGCGACTGCTGGAGCTGCTGCTTGCTGGTGTTCAGCACGTTGGCCTTGAAGGTGAAATTGAATCGGCCGCCGATCTCAGTGCGATCCGTCACCTCCTGATAGGGATCTTCGTTCTGCGCGAGCGTGCCCATCATGCGGAACTTCTTCTTCTCAGGCAGGAAGTGATGGTTCAAGTCGTGCATGATGCTGAAAATCTGCGTGAAGCCCATGAAGAACCGTCGCAGGATCCGCTCGGGACGCGCCTCGCCCTGACCCGCGAGCAGTGACAGACCGCCGACGGTGCGCAGCGCGGAGCTGGAGCCCGCGGGCACGCGCCCGAGCTGCAAGTCGCCGATCACCGAGACGCGCTCTTCCATTTGGGAGAGCATCGTGAACAGATTGATCATCGTGCCCTGGGCCTGCCCGTTGTTGATGTTCGGCATGTTGACGTCGCGTCCCGGATCGGTGAGGGGGAAGCCGTCGCCGGGATTCAATCGAATGATCTCGCTCTTCATCGAGCTGGTGGGACGGTAGAACCAGAACGGCACGATGGAGATGGTCCCGGAGTCGATCGTTTGATCCAGGATGGTCTTCATCATGTCGTGCAGCCCTTCGAGCATCTCCAGCATCGAAATCCCGATCCGGCGCCCGCGCACCGGGATCAGGGAGGCCTCGGCGATCGGGCGGGGGCGCTTCGGATCCAGCGGGTACATCTCCTGGAGCACCTTGGCCTTGACGACCAGCTTGGGCTCCTTGATGACCCACCACATGACGTCCTCGTCCAGTCCGTCACCGTCGATGTCGAACTTGTCGAAGCAAGTCAGGCGCGTCAGCGTGTTGTGCGACTCGGCCTTGTCGTAGCTCTTGGGCTCGTCCGTCATCCCGGCCATGTCATCCCGTATCTTTTCCTCTTCGTTCTCCGCGTCGTTGCGCACCTCCACTTGCAGCTTTTCGGCCTCCTCCTTTGTCATGAGATCGTAGAATCCGTTGCGCTGCAAGCGTCGGATCTCGTCGATGGTCGGGAAGTCGCGGATGATGACGTGCTGGGCACCGCCCGGGTTGCTGGGTGAGGGAGGCTGCAAGTTCTGAGCCCGCGGCGGGTGGTACACGTCGTCGTAGTCGATCGAAATGACGCGCGGCCCCTCGTAAATCATGACGCGCTTCTTCTCCACCATGTCGACGCGCTGACTGCCATCGTCACGGGTGAAAAAGCGGATATCGATCCGGACGTCGCGGGCATCGCCCCGATCCGCGTCATCCGCGAATCTAACGGTGAAGTCCCACGGATTCGGATCGTCTCCTTTGCCCTCGATGTCGACCTGATCCCCGTAGATGCGTTGGATCTCCAGTCGGAAGTAGTCCGAGGGTTCCTGCTCTTCGGGGATCCGCCCCAGCGTTCGGACTTTGTGCTGCTGCTTCACCTCGCGGACCCACGGAATCATCGCCGTGATGACCCCATCGTTGACGAAGGCATCGGCCAAATCACTGACGATATGCTCGCCGGGCTGTTCCTCGAAAAACTGAAAGTCGAGCAACTGGTCGACCTTGGCTTCCTTTTTCTGATTCGCTTTGATGAGTGCTTGTGCATTGATGGCGGGCCGCTGGCCGATGACGGCGTTGTGAAGCGTGTCCTGCAAGCGGAGTGACTTTTCCATCATGTCCGACAACGCCACGTCGGAAGCGTCTTCCCACGGGAAATTCGTTCCCGTCGTCCACATGCGAAATTTCGCGTATCGCTCCAATCGGTCGGTTCGATCCGCGTCTCGGGACTGGCCGTCGATGTTGAAGAACTTCTCGACGCGATCGAAGATTTCGTCGCGATCGATGTTCAGCGACTTGGTGCGGCTGCGCGTTCGCCCTTCAGGCATTGGCTTGGCTCCATGGCTGGAAGGTGTACAAGCCTATCGGCACGTTCGATACATAGTCGAGCCCGTAGGCCGCGGCTTGCCGCATTTGCGTCCGAGTGAACGGCTTGGCGCCGAACTCGCGCCAGTGATCGCGCTCGAATCGGTACGCCGCCTTGAGCTTTCCCCAGATTGCGACGATATCACAGCCCTGAATGCACTCCCGGTGCATCGTCACCGTCGTGCGCCGCCCGTCCAGCAGCACGAGATCGACGCGACAGGCATTGGCGAACGGCGCGCCGATCTGCTTCGCCCGGCCTTTCAGCGCGCCGTACAGATGGATGGCAAGGATCTCGAAAGCGTCCTCATCGCAGACGACGCACTTACCGGGCTGATGAACGGTCATGACTCGTCGGCTTCCGCCGGATCCGGCACATCCGGCAACGACTTGAGCGATTCCAAGTAGCGCGCCCGGATCCGCTGGATCTGTTCGGCCCACTGTTGCGCGATTTGCGCGTGCAGCGCATCGACTTCCGCCTGATATTCATCGACCACGGCCGCCGCGCTCTCGCAGTAGTGGCGCCTGATCACGAATCCGCGCTCATGCGGCTCGCCATCGATGACCGAGCCGTAGCCGTCGCAAATATAGCGCACGCTCACGACGTCAAACCCTTCAGCGCTTTCATTTCACCTCTAGGCATAGCTGCTGCTCCTGCGATCACCTCGTCGAATGATGCGGGGACCGTCGGTCAAGCCCCGGAACGTCGGCAAGAAGTTGTGATGGTACTTGAACAACGTCGGGTAATCGTCGTTCTTGGCCTTGGGCTTCTGCTTGAGGTCGCGCTCCAGTGTGCGCTTGTGCTCGTCCCAAGCATAGCGCTTCATCTGGAAAATGGACTGGTGGCAGTCGCTGGAAATGAAAAACCGGGGCCGGTAGGTCATCGGATCCGGTGCCAGATATTCATTGATGCGGCCGCGGCCTACGTCCGAGTCATCCGCCAAGTCGCAACGCAATCCGGCTTCGTCGAATTCCTCCTGCCACGTCCAGCCGCGCCGGGCGGCATTCGACGGCGCAAGGCCCATGTTCGGATCGATGAGGCGTGCGAAAATCTGCATCGAGAAACTCGTCTCGACGTTCTGCACTAGATCCCAGACTTCGTTCGCCGTGCCGTCAATCTGCTCTTCCCAAACGACGAAATAATCATCATTCGGGTCGATCTGGATCCAACAGAACATGTGCGGCTTGCGCGGATGCGGGTCGATGAGAAAGACCGTCGGCCAGCGGTGTGAGGGCTTCGTTTCGATAACGTGGTTGTATTCGACGATGTTCGACGATCGCGTTTCGGGACAGACCAATCGATCACCCACAAGCATCGGGGTGATTTCCTTGCCCGCGGCAAAGGACCAATAATGCTCGACGTCGGTGAACAGCGGGTGGATGCGATTCGAGAAGCGGATCGGCTTGCCTTCCATCCGCACTGCTTGCATGGTCGCCGACCAATTCGACGCCTGCGAACGCACCGCCTCCTGGTCCAGGTTGACATTCTGGCGCGTCGACAGCTCGAACCAGTCGTGCTGCGGGCTCTTCTGTGGTCCGCGTACGCCGCGCTCGTAGATTTCATCGAAAATCCAATCAACCGCGATGGCGGGATCATCGGGCCACGTCATCGCGATGAACATCCGGCCGTTAACGGACATGGTGCGCGCCTGGTCCTCGGTCCAGATCGCGTAGGTCGTCGGCTCGTCGTGCAGGATGATGTGGAACTCACCGGAGGCGAAGTCGGTCGGATCCTGGTCGTGCGACATAAACTGGATGGTCGACTCGCCAAGATAGCGTTCCGGCTGATCGGGATCCGTGCAGCGCAGCCGCAGCGTGCGGTATTGCTGGCTCCAGGATCGCTCCCACGAGCCGTCGATCAGGTTCATCTTGGGCACCCAGCCCCAATGACCCTTGTCGCCCCCGTGCGGCGGCAGCCCCGTCCAGACCCACCACTTCAGCTTGGGCAATATGGTCTGGTGCAGCGTCGTCGTCAGCGACTCGACGACGATACGACAGTTGATTGGTCCACGGAAGTGCTTGCGGATCTCCGGAACGTCGTTCGGGATCACGCCCGTGGCGCAGGCGATCAGCTCGGCAAGGCAGGTCTCGGTTTTCGAGCTTCGGTTGCCGCCGCCGACGCCGATATACTTGGCGTCTGACAAGTGCACTGCCCGCGCCTGCTCGCTGGCCGGCCGGTAGTACAGCAGTTGATTCTCCTTGCGATCGGCGGCTTGCAAATCGCAGAGCTGCTCCAGAACCGACCGAAAAGCGTCATTCGGCAGCTTGCAAAGCTCGTGCGCCGACAACTTCGTGATGTCGATATGCGTATCGCCAATGCGCGGCACGTCACTTCATCTCCGGGGGTTTCTGTCGCCGCATCCGATTGTGCGTCTGATCGACCGTACGCTGATCGATGGTCTCGGGCGCCAACACGCGCGTACTGTCTCCTTCTTCGCCGTCGACTTGGTACGGGGTGACGTCGATCGTCATCCCGCGGCGCTGCGCTTCCTTCAATGCGCCCTTGAGCAGCTCGTTCATGGATTGGCGTTCTTGGTTGTCGATGATTTGCGTCGGCTCGCCCTTCAAGAGCTGGCGCTTCTCGGTCAGGATCCCAAGCGCCACCGCCAAATCGCGTAGCTCCGCGTTGGCGATGGTGTAGTCATCCATGTGATCGAGGATCCGCAGGATCCGATCATCGAGCAGCTCCAGAAAATCCTTGTTCTGGGCGCGACGCAGACCCTCCTGGAGGGGCAGATAACGCTGGCGCAGGCGCTTGGCAAGCCCGCGCGCGACCCCGGGCGGCAGACCGTGCGCTTCGGCCACACGTTTGATGTTGGCATAGGGATCCGCCGCCAGATCGACCATCACCTGCCCGGCGGTTTCCGGGTCTTGCGACTCGACCGTGTTGTGAGTTGGTTTCTTAGAAGCCAAGGATCCCTGCCGCCATCATCGCAATGATTACCACTCGGCTGATGACCCGATCAACGGCATAATCGCGGGCCAGCCGCTCTTTCTCAGTCTGGGCAATGTGGAGCTGGCGCGCAAGATAATTGCGCTCCTGTTCCAGCAGCCGGGCGGCCCGGACGATGTGCGCGCGCTCGTCCTGCGTGTGATCCAGCGCTTCGATCGCGTCGTCCAGGATCCCCCGGTTGGCCTTCACGGCGGTCAGGTAGGCTTCCAGGCGCTCTGCCGCCGAGGCCGCCCCTTCACGCGCGGGCGCGACGGCGAACCCCACGTAGGTGCCAGCGGGCGTGGTCACGGTTCGCGCGATGGGCTTTTCGGGCAGCTCGACGGGCTCGACGGTCAGGCGCGTCTCGACGTCGATTCGGGAAAAGAAGTCGCGCTCG